TAGTTTATCTGCTAGTTTTGGTACAGTTCAAGGCTCATCTAATAGAAATGTATTCTTAGCAAGTGCAGGTTACAAAGAAACAAAAGTTATGTTTAATAAAGGTGAGTTATCTAAATTTGACGCACAGATAAGAATGGCCGAAGGTTCTCTAAGAAAGGCTGCTCCTATTTTAAACTTGATGAGTAAAAATATTACAGATGACCTATCTATAGGTTATAGATTAAAAACATTCTTCAATCATTTCATTAGAAATTCAAATAGTAGTATGGATAAAGTTTCAGTTATGCAAAAACAATTCAGAGATTATTTTGAAAGTATAATGCAGGCAGAGATTGACAAAAGAAAAACACCAAAAGGTAAAGAGAAGTTTATTAAAGCTAAGAAAGATGGTCTATTGTTTATTGATAAAAATAAACAAGCACTATACTTTGCCATTGCTTCACACATTACAATAGGTGTAGCTAAACAAACTTTACTACAAAAGATGAGCCAAGTACAAAGTATTGGTAACTTTCTTAGAACATCAACAGGTTACAGAGTGACAGCGCCAGAGGGTTATGTTGCAGTTGATAAGGTTGCAGGTGCAATTAAACTGGTTGACAGATTAGAATTTAGTAGACAAAACTTTACAATGCCTAAAGGTTGGAATTAATGAAGTCGTTTAAACAATACTTCTTTGAAGCAATCAATAAACCTAAAATCATTATGATAGGCGGACCTGGTTCAGGTAAGTCAACATACTCAGAAATTATTACTAAAGAGTTAGGCATTCCACATATCTACACAGGTGAAATGTTAAGAGCAATCTCAAAACAAAACACCGAAGATGGTAGAACTGTTAAAAAATTATTAGACCAAGGTAAGTTTGCACCAACACCATTGACAATTAAAATTGTTAAACAAAGATTAGAAAAACCAGACGCACAAAAAGGTTATATCTTTGATGGTTTTCCTAGAAGTGTTGAACAAGCTGAGGCGATAGAAGAACAAGGTATTGAATATGATTATGTTGTAAACCTTGTGGTGTCCGAAGAAGAAATTATTAAGAGATTAACTGCCAGAGGCAGAGAAGATGATACACCAGAGATTATTAAAAAGAGATTGGCAACATATGAAAAAGAAACAAGACCTCTATTAGACTACTATAGTGATGAAATTATAAATATTAAAGCAGAGGGTAGTACACCTGAAGCAATATCAAAAGAAATAATTAAGAAAGTACAATGAAAAAATTTGACGACATAAGATTTCAAGACTTACAAGAGGGGTTATATGACCCTAACATCTTCAAGGCATTTTTCCTTGCAGGTGGACCAGGCTCAGGTAAATCATTTGTTACAAACAATGCATTTGGTGGTACAGGTTTAAAAACTATCAACTCAGATAGTGCATTTGAAAGGTCATTAAAGAAAAATGGTCTATCACTAAAAATGCCTGAAGACGAGGCAGAAGCTAGAGATATTATTAGAGATAGAGCAAAGGCTATGACCGGTAGTCAAATGGACTTGTCAATCAAAGGTAGATTAGGTTTAGTTATTGACGGTACAGGTAGAGATTACGATAAGATTAAAGAACAAAAGTCATTGTTAGACCTATTAGGTTATGATTGTTACATGGTATTTGTAAATACAACCTTAGAAGTTGCATTAGAAAGAAACTCTAAAAGAGAAAGAACTGTACCAGAATATATTACTAGAAAATCTTGGACACAAGTACAATCTAATATTGGTAAATTTCAAAATACTTTTGGTATGAGCAACATGATTATCATTGACAACAGTAAAGATGATAAAGAACTTACAACTGTAGTTATGAACAAGTGTAGTAAAGCTGTTAGAAGATTATTAGGTAATAAGATTAAGTCATACACAGCGAAAAGATGGATGGCAACAGAGAGAAAATTAAAAAGAAGATGAAAACATTTAAAGAAAGTATCATAGATATACCTAGAAAAACATATGCTAAGGCTGTGTTTGATGACGCTGATACTAACAACCCTAAAATCAAACCTAGTGTTAAAGCATTAATTGATAAACAAATAGAGATGTTTGAAGAAGAATATCCTGTTGTTAAGGTTGGTCTTATTGGTTCTATTCTTACGAAAAGATATAGAGCAGACGCAGATTTAGATTTAAATGTATTGTTTAAAGTACCACAAGATAAGAGAGAAGAAGAAAGAGTTAGACTATCTAAAAAGTATTTGTCGACCACTTCTCCTGATAGTATTCAAGGTAAGAATATACCTGGTACACAACACCCTATTAACTTTTATTTTATTACAGACATCAAAACTTATAATGACCAAGAGAAAAAGGCAGACGCAGTATTTGATATCGAAAACAATAAGTTTATTAAAAGACCAGACGATTTTACCTTTGACAAATCAATATATATAAAAGACTTTGAAAGAAAAGTACAAGAAATAGATGTTGTCAAGGGCGAACTAAAAAGAGATATCATTGACTATGATGAACTAAAAGAATTACAACCAGACGATATTCTAAACTTACAAGAATTAATTAATGATAAGTTAGAAGAGATTGAAGATAGTATCGAAGACATTATCAAAATTGGTGATGGTGTTGACGCAGAAAGACGAGCTGCATTTGATACAGATATGTCACCGGATGAAATAAGAAAATATGGAATTAAAAACAGATTACCTAAAAATGTTGTGTACAAAATGTTAGAAAAATACCATTACTTGAAATTCTTTAAAAAGTGTAAAGCGATTTTAGATGATGGTGAAGTAACAGACGCAGAGGTTGATAGTCTGAAAGAGGCAAAAGGTAAGTCAGTTGCATTTACATGGGGCAGATTTAATCCACCTACAATTGGTCACGAAAAAGTAATTAATAAAGTCAAGTCACAACCTACAAATGATTACAAAATCTTTTTAAGTAGAAGTAATGACCCTAAAAAGAATCCACTATCTCCTAAAGATAAGTTATCTATTATGAAGAAGATGTTTCCTTCTCATGCAAGAAACATTGAAATCAACCAGACCAATATGATACTTGACATTGCTACAATGTTATACAAGAAAGGTTACTCAGATGTAACTATGGTTGCTGGTTCGGATAGAGTTAGAGAATTTGAAACCATGTTAACAAAGTATAATGGTGTATCATCAAGACATGGTATGTACAACTTTGATAATATTAAAGTGGTTTCTGCTGGCGAAAGGGATCCTGACGCAGACGGAGCTTCAGGTATGAGTGCTAGTAAAATGAGAGCTGCAGCTGCCAAAGGTGATATAAAAAGTTTTGAAAAAGGTTTACCAAGAGGTGCTGACGCAGACGGTATTATGAAACAAGTTAGAAAAGGTATGAACTTAACTGCTAGTTACATGTACATGAGAAATTTAAAACCAGTTGCTAGTTTAGAACAGTTTGAACAACAACAGATTAGAGACCTTTATATCAGAGACCAAATTTTCAATATTGGCGACACAGTAGATTACATCAAAGAAGACCTACAAGGTAAAGTTGTAAGAAAAGGTACCAATTTTATTGTTGTAGAAGACACTAAAAATAATTTACATAAAGCCTGGATATGGGATTGTATTCCTGTATCAACTACAAATAGAGAGGCTGAAATGAGAGAACATAACTTAAATGTTGATTATGGATTTGAAGCTGTATCTGAGATTAAAGAAGACATGGATGCTCAACCTCAGGACAAAGATGTGAAGAAGAAAGACGGTACACAACCTAAAAAGTATTACAAAGACCTTAAAAAAGGTACTAAAGATAAGAGAGCAGACCACTTTAAGAACAAAGATACTACAAAGAACGATAACAAACCAGCGCCTGGTGACAAAGACGCTAAGACTAAACCAAGTATTCATACTAAGAAATACAAACAAATGTATGGTGAAGTCTATGAAATAGGTACACCAGAGTACACAAAACACACGGTAGACATGACACCAGGTCAGGTAAACCCTATTAAAAAAGTAAAAGGCTTCTTAGATAGAGAGAAAGAAACACCATCTGAAAAAGATATTAAAGAATGGGCATCTACAGAGTCTACAATGAATAAATATAGGCACAGATATAAAGAAACATGGAAAGCTAAACTACATGAAGTAGTGGCTAAGATGATAGAGAAACTATAATGAAGTCTTTTAAAGAGTACGAAAATATTGATGAGTCTTGCGAAGAATGTATCTTTGAGCATGAAGCTGAAGGCATTTATGAGTCAGAATATCAAGGTAAAAAAGTAAAATTAAACGACCCTATACGAGGCGGCAGTAAAAAGTTTTATGTGTATGTAAAGAATGAAGCTGGTAAAGTTATTAAAGTTTCATTTGGTGATACAACTGGATTAAGTATTAAGAGAGATGACCCAGCTCGAAGAAAATCTTTTAGAGCAAGGCATAAATGTGATAATCCAGGACCTAAAACAATGGCCAGATATTGGAGCTGTTATCAATGGAGAGCGGGAGCAAAGGTAAACAACTAATGACAAACTACAGACAAACAATGGCTGACGCTTATGGGCAGGTCAAATTAAATACAGAAGCTAACGACTTCGGGTTAAGTGGAACCCTAACAGACACACAATTAGCAAATTTAAAAAAAGTGTGGGCAACTAAAAGCAAAAAAGATATAACACCAGGTATTAAATCTATGATTGCTAAGTTAGATGTTCCTACACAAGTAGCAGTTAAACATGCAAAAATTAATGTTATTTCAGATTTAATTGAAACATTAGAAGAAAACTTTAGCGCTTCTCAAATCGACAGACTTAAAAAAGAATACGAAGTGATGAGAGGTAAAAAGATTTCAATTGCAAATGCTAACAAACTATCACAAATGTTTAAAAATATTCCAGATAGTGGTCTTGTAGATATTTTCAAGGCAGATATTCCTTTCTTATCAGTTATGGCAATGACCAAAATGATTCAAAAGAATATACCTAGACCAGCTGGTGTAAAATTAAGACTAGAAGAAGTAGAAATACTAGACGAAGCTACACAGAATGAAATAGAAATTATAGAGAGTAAAATAGACGCAAAG